GATACAACAGACAATGTGGCATCAGCCAATGCGTTGATTGCCACAGGGTTCAGAATGTTCGAGCCGGAAGACCCTTGGGGGCTGCCCAATACGTTGTACTGGAGGAAGACGCTTGCCGTACAAAGACCCGAAGGTTAAAGCAACCAAGCAAAAGATTTACGCCAAGCGTCATTACGAAAACAACCGCGAAAAAACAATCAAGGCAGTGCTCGCATCAAGACGCTTGTTGCGCAAAAAGTGGCAAGTGTTTAAGTCTACGCTTTCATGCGAACGATGTGGCATTCAACACGAAGCCGTCATTGACTTTCACCATGTTGATCGTTCGCCGCCAAAGTACAGCGTCAATCAACTTGTTAAAGATGGTGCCATCGCGAAAGCGTTTGAAGAAATTAAGAAGTGCATCGCCGTGTGCTCAAACTGCCATCGCATCTTGCATTACGAAGAGCGCAAGCTAGCACGCAAAAAATTAAAACTTAAACAGAAAAGGAACAAGACATGAACGCACACTCAGAATGGTCACCATCAGCCGCCGAGCGATGGATAGCGTGCCCGGCATCAATCAAACTCTCACGAGGTGTGCCGCCACGCGAAGCAGGAGACGCTGCAAAAGTTGGAACAGCGGTACACGCATTGGCGGAAACGGTGATGTTGACAGGATCAGCACCGCATACATTTGTTGGAAAGGAATTTGAAGGTGTTCAGATTAGCGAAGAGATGGCGTCTTGGGCCGAGGTCTATACGGACTTTGCGGGCGAACTGGAAAAGCGCATGGAAAGTGCTTGCCTCATCGAGGAACGTCTTAGGATTCCTAATTACGCTGGCGCTGATGTGTATGGCACTGCCGATCTTATTTGTTTTAACGATGTTGACCTGGTTGTTGGAGACCTTAAAACTGGTCGCATTAAGGTGGATGTTGAAGGTCCGCAACTTAAGATTTACGCGTTAGGCGCACTGCAAAAGGCACCGGCAAGCGTGAAGAACATTACGCTTGCGATTATTCAGCCAACACAGGAGCCTCAGATCAGTTTGGCGTTTATGACTAAAGCCGAACTCATTGACTGGTCCGCCAATGTGTTTGAACCGGCATTGCGCGATACGTTGGCACCATTTCCGCCAACCAATGAAGGTGAGCATTGCCGCTGGTGTCCGGCTAGGTCAAAGTGTCCTGCAAAAATTGCTAGAGTGGAAAGTTTTGCCGGTGTAACGCCAAAGCAAATTGATGAAGCAACCAATGAAGCGTTGAACGCCATGATGAATGTGGCAGACGATGCGCTGCACACAATCGAGGCTATCAAAGAGCGCGTTACAAACGCGCTGCAAGCAGGGCGTGAGCTGCAAGATTGGACGCTTGTACCGAAGCGTGCAACGCGCAAATGGCAAAACGATGAGCTGATGGCGGGATTGCTTAGTGCGCACAAAGGCGCCGTGAAAACAGTACCGATCACGCCAGCGCAGTTGGAGAAGAAATTTCCAGATGTTTACGAAGCATTCGCGGATAAGGTCACCGCTGAATCAAGTGGCTTAACACTTGGGCGCAAACCAGCGCCAAATTTGACCTCACTTTGAAATAGGAAACTTTGACATGCTAGGACTTACAGGTGGTGGATCAGGTCTTCCCTACATTCGTTTCTCGCCATCGATGAACATGTGGAGCGATAAGACGGGGCAGGAAATCCAACTCAAAAAAATGTTGTTTGACATTGATAACGTGCAAACGGGTTGGTTATTGCTAGAAGCCGGTGTGCGTGATTGGCAACCGGATCAAGAGTTAGGCAGGCAAGGACCGAAGCCAAGCGATGCGCATAAGCGTGGGTTTGTTGTGCGTTTCTTCAGCCGCGAAATGGGTTGGGTTGAATGGTCAAGCAATGGCGCAGGGCCGAACATGGGACTGGAAGCGCTTTACACGGCAGCCGCCAAGGATCGCAATGCGAACGCTGGCAAGTTGCCGATCATTGAGTATGTTGGCGCTGAGGCCATGAAGGTTGGCAAGGGCAACACGCGCAAGCCCAAGTGGAACATCACTGGTTGGGCGCCAAGGCCATCGGATGATGCGGGTGCTGCGCCCGTTGCTGCGCCTGAGCCTGTGGCAGCTGCGCCTGCGAAAGGTGAAGAGTTTTAAGTAATAACTTATTCACAAAACCCGGTCTTTTTAGGCCGGGATTTTTTGACTCTCAAGGGGATGATATGGCAGAGGGCGTTTACAAAATCACGGAATCGTTTGAAGAAAAGGTTGCCGAGTATACCGGCGCACCATACTGTGTGGCGGTAGATAACTGCTGCAACGCTTTGTTCTTAGCGTTGACCTATGAACGTGTGGCGGGAACAACGATCAGGTTACCAGCAAGAACTTACCCAGGCGTGCCTTGCGAAGTGATTCATGCCGGTGCGAAGGTTGACTTTTATCCGGTTGAAGGAAGAACGATTAAGGGCGCGTATCAATTAGCACCGACGCGCGTTTGGGATGCTGCGCTTTCGTTTACCTCCAACATGTACATCAAAGGCTCGCACATGTGCGTGTCGTTCACCGGGCCTTATAAGCACCTAAAGCTAGGCAAGGGCGGTGCGATTCTTACCGATGACTATGCCGCCATGCTGTGGTTCAAGCGTGCGCGTTTTAGCGGGCGGCGAGAGTGTTCCTATCACGACGATTATTTCGACATGATCGGCTGGAACTTTTACATGATGCCGGATGTGGCGGCGCGTGGCTTATTGCTCATGAATCAATTTTGGGATCGTGATGGTTCGCCAAAGGTGATGGAGGATATTGAGATGAGCTACCCGGATCTATCCAAGTTTCCAATTTACGCGTTTGGGGGTGATCGATGAATCAAGACTTTGAGTGTCCAAGGTGCGGGCATTGCTGTGCTGACCGTGAATGGGTTGGGCTGACGGAGGAGGAAATAAACAGCGTTCGTCATAACCGAGATTGGACTGCGCATTGGACTGATACGACTTTTGCAAGAGCCATTGAAGCCAAGCTAAAGGAGAAGAACACAGAAGCAGCGGCATTGTTGCGCGAGAGGCTGGCGCAGCCGGAGCAAGAGCCGGTAGCGTGGATGCACACAACTGGAACCGGGCATGTGTATTTCCGCAAGAAGCCGCAAGACAAAGTGTTCAACCCACAGCCTGTGTACACCGCACCACCAAAACGAGAATGGGTGGGGCTGACCGCAGATGAAATCTGGAAATGCAACAAAGCAAAGAGTGGCAGTGCTGTGGAGTTTCACATTTGCTATGAACATCAGAACGTGTTGGATTTTGCGGAATCTATCGAAGCCAAGCTTCGGGAGAAGAACACATGAGCGGCGATCACAATATGTATCAAAAGGCAAAACGCAAAAACCAGTACGTTATCTTTGGTTCAGGAGGGCTTGCTAAGGAATTGATCGGCTACATCGAGGAAGAAGGAACGCACGAGATTGTGTGCGTGGTTTCAACGCAACCGTTTAACAATAAGCGTTATGCCGCCAAGTATCCCGTGGTGGAGAGCATCCGAGAGGGCGCGTTTCCTGGTGCTGAGTTTCTGTTGGCTGTGGCGGACCCCGATGCAAAGCAAGCCATTGTTGTTAAAAACGAAGAAAGATGGGGGACGTACATACACAGCACAGCTACGGTATCGCCCTACGCGAAGATTGGCGAGGGGTGCGTTTTAGCGCCGCAAGTAATCGTTACGGCGGATGCCTGGATCAACGATTTTGTGTTTATGAATACCAATGCAACGGTTGGGCATGACTCGGTGATTCACGGATGGACAACGATGTTTCCGAATACGGAAGTGTGCGGCGATTGTGTGATTGGCGTGGCGGTGATCATGGGTATTGGGTCTTATGTATTGCCAGGCAAGCAAATCGCCAATCGCGTAAAGATTTCAGCAGGGTCCATTGTCCGCCATGACTTCAAAGGACCAAAGCACGAAGGCATTGTGCTGCAAGGCAATCCGGCGGCGCCTAGATGAACGCAGAACTATTAGCCGCAGCGCTTGGTAACGCCAAGCGTTACAAGAGGGGGTGGCTTGCGTCTTGCCCAGTACCTGGGCATGGCAACGGCAAGGGTGATCGGCATCCATCGCTTGCGATTACGCAACTCGGTGAGAAGTTTTTATTCAAGTGCTTTGGCGGTTGCGATCAGGAGGATGTGTTTGCCGCCATCAAACCGCACTTGCCTAATTCGTTGAACTGGAATCGCCCGCTAGTTGCGCGTGATCCTTTATCGGGTATCAGACCGATTGTGCCGCCAACGATGAAAGAAGTGATGGCGTGGGACTACATCGATGAGAACGGCGAAGTTACAGCGCAAAAAGTAAGGTATGACGTTGAAGGTGGCGGCAAGACTTACCGCCAATATCACCTGATCAATGGCGAGCGGGTGCCTACGATCCGCAACTGGACGCCGATACCATTTGGCTTACCGCTCATGATTGCCAGGCCCACGGCGCCGGTATTTGTGACCGAGGGCGAAAAGGCCGCAGAGTTTTTAGTTGGCATGTTCGATGTGGTCGCCATATCGGCGCACGCGGGGTCGAGCGAATGGCCTGCCGCCATAACGCCATGGTTTCATGGTCGATTGGTTGTTGTGCTGCCCGATAACGACAGACCTGGCTGGAAGTACGCCAAACGCGTTGTCAGGGACTTGCAAGGGGTAGCGCAAGCGATCAAGGTGGTGGACTTAGCCGATGACGAGTCAGCGATTGGTGATGACGCTGAAGAGTTTATTGGACGCGGGTTTACGTTTGAGGAGTTCGCCAAACGCGTGGCGGAAGCCAGCGTGATTGACGATTTTGAGCTAGTTACGCCGCCACAGCGATTGGTGATTGATGAGAGCGCAGAAACGGAACCGGAATCCGTTATTCCTGAGCGTGAACCGTTTGCCGAAGTCATCGAGGCGCAGGAAGCGCAGCGTTACCGCGTTGAGATGTGGCGTGACGCCAAGGATGAGCCGGTCAAGTGGTTGGTGGATAGGATTGTGCCGGAGAAAGGGTTTATGGCGCTGTACGGCCCGCCTGGTACGTTCAAATCGTTTATCGCGTTGCACTTAGCCGCCATGATCGCCAGTGGGGATTCGTGGCTAGCGCACGAAGTGCAGAGTGCGGGCGAAGTTTTATATATCGCCGGTGAAGGGCATGGCGGGATTGGCACAAGGATTTCAGGTTTACGCCATGCGTATGAACTTAAGGATATTCCCGTTGGCGTCATTCGTTCACAGGTTAATTTAAGGTCATCGGATCAGGACTTTGCTGATTTGATTGCCGCCATCAGAGCGTCCGAAATCCAGCGTCCGAAATTGATCATTATTGACACCTTAGCCCGCGCCTTTGGCGGCGGCAACGAGAACGCGTCCGAGGACATGGGAAGTTTCATCAGTAATTGTGGACGCCTGCAAGAAGCCACGGGCGCAGCCCTTTTAGTCGTCCACCATAGCGGCAAGGATGCCTCGCTAGGTTTACGCGGTCACTCTAGCTTTTTAGGTGCTGTGGATACGCAGATTGAGATTACCCGCCATACCGATCAAATGTCAGGCACGCTTAAAGTGACCAAGCAAAAGGATGGCAAGGACGGTGTGGAGATTCACTTTTCCATGGAAACGGTGAACTTTGATGAACCCACAACGTCTGCCGCCAAGCTAAACCTTGGATTTGATGATGACCAGGCTAGCACGTTAGTGGTCAAACCCTTTGAGGGTGAGTTACCCGATGGCGTTGGATTTAAGCCGCCACAAAGCGCAAAGCCCAACGCAGGAAGGGGTAAGCATCAGTCGATGGGCAGGGAAGCGTTACGCCATGTCATTAAGACGGAAGGGCAATACCAGATCGTGCAAGGAGAACGCCATCGCGTGGTGACGCTGGAGCGTTGGCGGGATGAGGTGTATGCCAGGCTTGGAAGCGATGTGGAGGATAGCGATAGACGCAAGCGTTGGAAGGAGATTAAGGATAGGTTGACCGATTTAGGGTTTGCCGCCATGAGAAACGATCTAGTGTGGATCAAGCCGATTAACGAAGAAGGTTTTTAGGCGTCCGAAAGTGCGTCCGGGTTTGCCGCCAAAGCATCAAGAAATGCTTAAAAAGTAGGCAAAAAACGGGTTAAGCGTCCGGGTAGCGTCCGAAATTGATTTTTAGGTGTTTTAGCGTCCGAAGTTGAGCGTCCTAAAGTTATGTTTAGCGTCCTAAATGTGTCCGAAAATGCGTCCTGAGTTGTCCGAAAACGCCATCGAACAAAATTTCATAGCGTCCGAAATGTGTGTGTGTCTGAAAGACACACATTCGGACGGTGAAATGTTCCGGACGTTTGATGTGTGATGTGTGATGTGAAGAGAAAGGATTTAGGTTATGGCGGCAAAAGATAAGCGCGGGAAAGTGAGAGATGGTTTGTATGGCGGATCAGAGGATCGGTTAAAGAATCCGTTTGAAGAGGATGATCCGATTGTGTTAGCGATGAATAGTGTGGCGGTCAGTGTGATGAAGCGAAAGCGTGAGGCGGATAAGGTTTGGGGACTTGATCGTTTGGCGGAACTAGTGAGCGAGGAAACGCGTTTACGGTTTTGGCGGCAACTGTTGCGGTGTAGGGAAGCCAGGAAAGCGAGAGACGTTGAGGCGTATCGTTCAGCGTGTGGCGGGATGCTTAGGGCGTATGACGTGTTGGAGGCTGAAGCGAAGGCGGTGAACGCTGAACCGTTACAGGTTAATGTGATGGAGGGGCAGCGGGATGATGGGAGCGTGTTTGCGATTTGCGCTGATCCAGCAACTGTCCACGCCTACGCGCAGATGCGTCCTGAGTGTGACTGCTGGACAATGGACGAGGTGGCGTTGATCTTGCAGCAGGAGTTTTTCACGCAAGCAGTGAACATTAAACGGGTGATGCCAGGCGCTGAAGTGTTGACGTTGATGGAGGAGCAGGATATTGGTCCGGTGTACAAGGGAAACAGCGAGCAGGCTTACGCGTTAAGCAAGGACGCGTTGGCGGCGATGGAACAAGCGAAAGGTAAGTGAGTGAACATGGAAGCAGAAAATCGAACTGAGGGCGATCTGACGCGTTTGAGCGGTACTGGTGAGGCGGAAGGCGAAGAAGGCGCGGTGCGCGAAGCGCGTGGCGCGGGATTGAGCAACGCGAAGCGTAGGGAGTTAAGGTCGATCGTGAATCGTGCGGTGCATAAGTTTCCTGGCGGCGAAGAGGGACTGTTTGAGCAGATTGGGAGCGGCGTGAAAGTGTCCGAGTTAATAGGCGCTCTTGGCGTAAGCGAGGGCGCGTTTTATTCGTGGGCGGAAACAACTCCAGAGCGCAGCGAAGAATTTACGCGTGCGCGTGCGAGGGCGGCACACGTTTTGGCGGAACAAGGGTTGGCGATTGTCGATGGCGCTAACGCGGTTACGGCGAACCTGGCGAACGTCAGAGCGCGTTACCGGCAATGGCTCGCTGGCAAGTGGAACCAGCAAGCGTATGGAGAGAACAAGGCGCAAGTGAACGTTCAGGTGAACATCACTGACGCGCATTTGATGGCGAATCGATACCGCGAAACCGTCAACGCCGTAAACGTCGATGACAACACTATTGATGTTGCGCCGCACAACGAGTAAATCGTTGCGATGACGCAACTCGTGTCGCGCTTACGCCACGTCGCGTTAGCGCAACACCCCCCCCTTCAGCGTTTCGAAGGGGCGGCGTAGGCGCGGCACTCCACACGCGCCCACTCATGCTTTGCATAACGGGCATCGCGTGCCTTGCCTTGCATAACGCGCCTCGCATAACGTGAGCCGTTAAGATTCACGCGCCAACTGTTCCGCGCCACCCCCCCCATTACCGCTCATCCGTTCGTCGGCCACCAAAAAAATTTTTGCGTAAACGTCCCCCCATGACTGTAAACGCGGTGTACATTTACACCACTGACACAAACACAACAGGGAACGAGATGAAATCCACAACAGCAACATTGATCATTGGCGGAGCAATGTTCGGCGCTCTGTACGCAACGATGATTTGGATGGCGTTATGAACTACGGTTATTTGCGCGTAAGCACTGACGAGCAAGCCAATGGCACAAGCCTTGATACGCAACGCAGGGAAGTGACCGGCAACGCGTTAACGCATGGCTTGACGGTTGATCGGTTTATTGAAGATGCTGGCGTTTCGGGGCATTTGAATTTTCTTGATCGATTGGCGGCAAACGGTGTGACGCCACAACCTGGTGATGTGATCATTGTGGCGAAACTGGATCGGTTTAGCCGTAATTCGATGGATACGTTGAATACCGTTCACGCGTTCAAAGAGCGCGGCATTCGATTGATCATTAATGGGCATGGCGATGTAACGGATGAGAAGAATATTTACGGGCAGTTGATGCTTGAGATCATGGCGGCATTTGCGACGCACGAAAGGCGAGTGATTAAGGATCGTCAGCGCGTAGGCCAGGCGGCAAAGCGTCAGGCTGGCGGGCACGTTGGGGGATTGCCGCCTTTTGGGTTTCGCGTTGTAGGTGCTGGCAAGGCAGCGACCCTTGAGCCAGTTGCCGAGCAGCAAGCCGCCATCGCAACGATTAAGGCTTTGAAGGGTTCCATGTCATTGCGTCAGATTGCCGGTGAAGTGATGAAATTGCATGGCGTGACGATTACGCACGCTGGCGTTGCAAAGGTGCTTGGACGTGAATGAAGAGTTAAAGAATCATGAGTTGGTGAAGTTGTTTGCGCGTGCCTTAGATCGGTACGCGAACAACGCGCCGTTGTTTGTGCGTGAGGTGATTGGCGTTGAGCCTGATATTTGGCAGATTGAGTTTTTGCAGGCTATATCGGATGGCGAGCGAAAGATTAGCGTAAGGTCCGGCCACGGTGTTGGTAAATCGACTGCTGCGTCATGGGCGATGATTTGGTTCGTGCTTTGCCGTTATCCGGTGAAAGTGGTGGTGACAGCGCCAACGACAAGCCAGTTGTATGACGCACTGTTTGCTGAGTTGAAGCGTTGGGTTAAGGAATTGCCTGATGTGTGGCGGCAGTTGCTTGATCCGAAAACGGATCGGATTGAGCTTAAGTCATCGCCAACGGAAGCGTTCATCTCCGCCCGTACATCGCGTGCCGAGCAACCTGAAGCCTTGCAGGGTGTGCATTCGGACCATGTGATGCTTGTTGCGGATGAAGCTTCAGGCATTCCTGAGTCCGTGTTCGAGGCGGCAGCGGGTTCCATGTCAGGGCATAACGCTGTGACGATTCTGCTGGGGAACCCAACGAAGTCAAGCGGGTTTTTCTTTGATACGCATAACCGGTTGAAGGATGAGTGGTGGACGCGTCGCGTGTCTTGCTATGACTCCAAGCGTGTGAGCGAAGCCTATATCAAGGATATGGCGTCAAGGTATGGCGAAGAGTCCAATGCTTTTCGTGTGCGCGTGTTGGGCGAGTTTCCGCGTACCGATGACGATACGTTGATTGGCGTTGAGCTGGTGGATAGCGCTTTTCACCGTGATGTTGAAACGACGGACACGCAAACGGTGTGGGGGTTGGATGTGGCGCGATTTGGAACGGACGCCACGGCGTTGGCAAAGCGTAAAGGTAATGCGGTGACCGAAATACGCAAGTGGCGTGGGTTGGATTTGATGCAGACCACGGGCGCGGTTGTTGCTGAATACGAGGCCATGAAGCCAGAAGACAGGCCCGTTGAAATTCTTGTCGATTCGATTGGCTTAGGGGCCGGTGTTGTGGACCGCTTGCGCGAATTGAATCTGCCTGCGCGTGGGATTAACGTGGCTGAGTCTCCCGCCATGGGAACGATTTATGTGAACTTGCGTGCCGAGCTATGGGGAAAGATGAAAGCGTGGTTGGAAAAGCGCGATTGCAAGATTCCTAAAGATGAGTCGCTTTTGGCGGAGTTAGTTTCGCCGCGTTATTCGTTTAATAGCAACGGGAAGATGAAACTAGAGAGCAAAGACGAGATGCGGAAACGCGGGATTGGATCACCTGATATGGCTGATGCTTTGGCGTTGACCTTTGCAAGCGATGCAGGAACAGCGTTGTACGGTAAGGCTTACAACTCGCAGTGGGGTAAGCCGATTAAGAGGAACTTGAGGGCAGTTGTTTAATCGAGAGGGGTAGAAATGGCAAAACGAAAAATGCGTAGATCAGAAAGCAAGAAGATGATTTTTGATTATTTGAAGGGGTTGAAGAACCCTGTGAATGCTTGGCATTTGGCGGCAAAGTTTGACATGACCACCAAAAGGATTGATCAACTTATGACCGAGTTGGCGGGAGATGATCTGATTGTGAAGTCCAAGGGCATAAAAGACGTTGAGATACCTTGGAAGAAAGTGATGGTGAACTACTTCGAGGTTAAGGAGCAGTACAAGACCTTTAAGCCGCGTAAGCCCAAAGCGCCCATGCTGTGGCATAACCCGTTTGGAATAAAGGCAGCATGAAAGACTACCTCGCGGGCCAGGCCACCTGGCGCACGCCCGAAGATGACCCACCACCCTTGGGCGTGAAGATGTTATTGCTGAATCCTGCTGGCGTGTGCGTCATTGGCACCTGGTCGGAGTGGGCGCTAGCCTGGGCGCCACTGCCCAAGCTTCCCGATCACATTAAGGAGGTACTGAAGTGAAAGACTTGACGATTGGCGATGTAATTGGTATCGCCAGAAACACGGGGTTTGATCAGCACGCAGAGAATCTTTTTATCTTTGCAGCGCAGATTGAGTTTGTTGCAGGCGAAGCACGCTTAAACCATTGCATTGAGTTGCTGGAGAAAAACGGCTATGGCGATGCGGCGGAACTATTGAAAGGACAGGGATGAACCTGAACGATATGGCGAGAAAAGCTTGGGTGAATGGTTTGCTTGAGAACTTTCCACGAGGCGAGTACGAAAAGCTGCAATGGGAAGTGCTTGAAGAGATGGTGATTGAGCTCGAGCGGCAAACGCGTGAACTTGTACAACTTGCCGAGCTTGAGCGTAAGCGTTGGGGGAAGCATTGATACACTACCACGGCACACCTATTACACCTCGAGCAGTATTGGAAACCTTAGCCGGTGAACACTTCTGTATTTCTTACGCTGACCCAAGAGACTTAAAAGTTTGCTTAAAAATTGGTCAGTCTTTGATGCTAGACAACGGCGCTTTTAGTGCAAAGACCAGAGGATTGTCGTTTGATCCTGATGGTTTTTATCAATGGCTTGATCCAATCCTGGGTCATCCGCACTGGGGTGTTGTTCCCGATGTGATTGATGGGCCTGAAGATCAACAGCGCGAAATGGTTGCAACATGGCCGTTTCCAAGGTCGCTAGGCATTCCTGTCTGGCATCTTGGTTTGTCGTTGGATTACCTTTGTGAGTTGGTTGACGATTGGGGGCGCGTCTGTTTGGGATCTTCCGGTGAATACTGGCATGTTGGCGATGCAAAGTGGCAAGGCAGAATGGATGAGGCATTCAACAGACTTGCAAAAACTTTTGGTCGGTTACCTTGGACGCATGGGATGCGGATGTTAGGTCAAGGTCTTGAGCGCTGGCCACTATCAAGCGCTGACTCGACAAATGTAGCTGTCAACCATAAGGGTGTATCTGAGTGCGCCCATTGCATGGCAAAACGTATTGACTCAGAAAACCCACCTAACCATTGGAACCTTAGACCCGTACAGGAGACCCTATGCTTTATGTAGCTATTGGTATTTATGCAATTGCAATGACCCTTGCTAACCTTTCTGTGGCGGCATTTGGGCCTGCGATTAGCCCGCTTAACGCTTTTCTGTTTATTGGGCTTGATTTGACGCTTCGTGATTGGTTGCATGTAAGGCTAAAAATTTGGCAGATGGGTTGTTTGATTCTTGTTTCTGGATTGTTCACATTGCTATTAAACCCAGCGACAGGAAAGATTGCGTTAGCTTCTGCCATTGCGTTTACTGTTGCCGCTGCCGTTGATTGGTCGGTTTTTGCAAAGCTTAAGGGAACGTGGCAAGCGCGAGCCAATGCAAGCAATGGGGTTGGCGCTTTGGTGGATTCGTTGTTATTTCCAACCATTGCTTTTGGCGTACTTATGCCGCACATCATTGCAATGCAATTTATTGCCAAAACATTTGGTGGTTTTTTATGGTCAATCATTTTGAAAGCAAATCATGAGAACCGTAACGATTCTTGTTCCAGCCTTTAAGTCCAAGCACCTGTACACCACGCTTGCCAGCATTGAAGCGCAGACTTATTCGAAAATTCAAGTGATCATTGGCAACCATTGCCCGGATGATGAAGAGCATCACATGATCAATGACATAGCGAAATGGTATGACTTTGAAGTCATAGACACGCACTTAATTTGTCCTGGCGATCAAGTGGCTCATTACGCGTACCTTTGGGATCAGGCAGATTCCGATTTAGTGCGCTTTGTGTATGACGATGATGTGATTTATCCATCATCAACGTCCTACTTAGTTGATTTGGCGGATCATCACCGCGATGCCGTAATGTTTTGGCATCAGCGCCACTGGATTAACGACGAAGGGCGATTTCTTCGCGCACCAGGCTTTATCAATCAAGATGAACTGATGAAGTCATCGCGCGAGAACATTTTGCGTTTGATGGCGATGCACAAGAACTTCATTGGCGAGCCTTCGTTTGTGATGATGGATCGTTCCAAGTGCGCATTCACCATGACCTATTCACCCCTTGGCGAGGTGGCACCAAGGCACTATTTGGGTGACGTGACCTGGTATCTGGAAGCCACGCGCCACGGGCCAGCGGTAGGTGGTGGGGCGCACCTGGGGGCGTTTCGTTTGCACGCTAACCAAGATTCCAACAAGGACAGTCCGCGACACACACTAGGGATTGTCGATTGGGAAATGTTTATGCGCTATGAATACTTTGGCGGCAACATCAACCGCGTAACCGCAGAAGATTGGGGGCGTACAATTTTGCAAACCTATTGGGCTGAGATGGATCGCAGGCCGCCATTGCGTTTATTTCACTCACGCCTGTCAGCAGATATGGCGTTTAACAAACTCGCCAGCATGAGCGGTTTTTTGGAGGATTACCACGCTTTGCGTATGAATCTTGCGCATTGATGCGTGAGTGTGCTAGTGTCGGCCCCCAAATAGGGGTGCTGACATGAAAGCAAAGCCAGTGTGGGATAAGGCACGTCCAAAGTCATTGGGCAAGAGCGAACCGTTATCCAAGAAGGAAAAAGCCAGCGCCAAAGCCATGGCGAAATCCGCTGGAAGGCCATACCCTAATCTCGTTGACAATATGCGTGCTGCAAGGTCTAAAAAATGAGCAAGCAAGCACGCGATTCAGCCGGTCATTTGTGGCCTGAAGTTATTGGTCGCTTTGGCACAACGACGATGCTTACAACGTCAGACGCAAGCCAGCAATCGCACGCCGCTGCAACCGGCGTAACGCTTATGCGTGTTTCCAATGGTTCCGATGATGGCAGGCACTTGCATTTCAAAGCAGGCGAAAACCCAACTGCAACAGTTGATGATCCTATTATTCCTGCCTATCAAACTGAGTATGTGGCGGTCAATCCCGGCGACAAAGTTGCCATTATTTCGGGTCATAGCCACACTTTTCACGTCACCATCACGGACATACTGCCATCATGATGAAAAAGACCAAGGCCGAGAAGAAAATCTCCAAAGTCATGCGCGAGTACAAAGCGGGCAAGTTGCATTCCGGTAGTAAGAAAGGGCCGGAAGTGACAAACCCTAAGCAGGCCATGGCCATTGCGCTATCCGAGGCCGGTAAAGCGAAGAAAAAGTGATGGAATGCCCTATTGAAACTAAAGACCCGGTTGCGAACTTAAAGCATCGCAATTGGGCGTTTGCTAATGTGGGTTATGGACCTGCTAATCCTGAATTGCCTAACCGTGAATTCTGGAACGCCAAAGCCGAAACATGGAACACGGACTTAGCGCAAGCCAAGTCCATGCGTTGCGGTAACTGCGCAGCCTTTATCCAAACGCCTGAAATGATTGAGTGCATCACAGGCGGTATGGAGGGTGAAAGCGACGAAGAAGGCGAAAGCGAAGAGAACGAAGACTTAGAGATGGCGGTGCAAGACGCCGCTGATCTTGGTTACTGCGAACTATTCCACTTTAAGTGTGCAGCGGCACGCACATGCGACGCCTGGTTGGTTGGCGGGCCTATTACATCGATGATGAACTCACGCCGCCAGCGCGAAGCCGTTGAGTTTCAGCGCGTTAACTTTATGCGTGAGGAAGATTGATGAAAACGCCGGCGTGGCAGCGTAAAGAAGGCCAAAGTCCAAGTGGTGGATTGAACGCCAAAGGCCGCGCATCGTACAAAGCAGAAACAGGCGGCACGTTAAAAGCGCCTGTGAAATCTGGAGATAACCCAAGACGCGCCAGTTTTCTTGCGAGAATGGGCAATATGCCCGGTCCAGAATACAAAAATGGCGAACCAACGAGACTTTTGTTAAGCCTAAAGGCTTGGGGTGCATCAAGCAAAGCCGATGCACGAGCAAAAGCCAAAGCCATTAGCGCAAGAAATAAGGGTAAGTAAATGGACGTTGAAATGAACCTTGCTACCGGCATCAAGTCCGGTGAACCCATGGACGAAACAGAGGTTCAGGCCATTGTTGCGGCTGAACTTGTTGATGCCACCAATTTCATTGACTTAGAGATTGGCAACCTTCGTGCACGCGCCACGGAATACTATTTTGGCGATCCGTTTGGCGATGAAGAAGAGGGGCGCAGCCAGGTTGTATCGATGGACGTGCGCGACACAGTGCAGGCCATTTTGCCTAGCCTCATGCGCATTTTCTTTTCATCCGAGAACGTTGTTCAGTATGTGCCGCGCAGCATGGAAGATGCGCCGATGGCAGAGCAGGCCACGGACTATGTGCGCTATATCTTGAACGAAGACAACAATGGCTTTGTGCTGTTTCACTCCATCTTCAAAGACGCTTTGGTACGCAAGACAGGCGTTTGTAAGTGGTGGGTTGATGAGCACATCGAAGTTAAAAACGAAAGTTACAGCGGTCTTGATGACGCGCAACTGTCCTTGATTCTTGGCCAGGAAAACGTTGAGATGGTGGATTTAATGTCCGCCGAAGACCCGTCAGCGCCGCCGCCCGTGATCGATCCGTTGACCGGCCAGCAACTGACGCCAACTGTAATGATTCACGACGTAACGGTGAGCCGCAAAGTCATCACCAAGCGTTTCCGTGTTGAAAGCCTGGCACCTGAAGAGTTCATTGTTGACCGTAGAGCGCGAACGCTTGAAGACGCAGACATTGTGGCGCATAGGAAACTTGCCACCGTGTCTGAGTTGGTCGCCATGGGTTATGACCAAGAATTGGTTGAGTCCAATACAGGCGAAGACGAACTCGACACAAACATTGAGCGGATTGCGCGTAATCCTGCGCAAATGATGTTTGGTGAGTCTGCCAACAATCCTGCGCAACGCCGTGTGCTTTATACCGAAAGTTATATAAAAATTGACCAAGACGGCGATGGCGTGGCGGAACTTCGCAAGATTTGCACCATGGGTCCGTCTTACAAGATCGTTGCCAACGATCCGGCAGATGATGTTCCCTTTGCTTATTTCTGTCCTGATCCTGAACCGCATACGCTTTTTGGTATGTCCACGGCTGATGTAACCATGGACATTCAACGCATCAAGTCAGTGATCTTGCGCAATATGCTTGACTCATTGGCGCAATCCATTCATCCGCGCACAGGCGTGGTCGAAGGCCAGGTCAATCTTGATGATGTACTGAATAACGAAAACGGCGCCATCATCAGAATGCGTGCGCCTGGTATGGTGCAGCCGTTTACCACGCCATTCGTTGGCGGGCAAGCCTTTCCGATGATGGAGTACATGGATCAGGTGAAAGAAGCACGCACTGGCATGTCCAAAGCCTCCATGGGTTTGAACGCTGACGCGCTGCAATCGACAACTAAGCTAGCGGTACAAGCTACTGTACAGGCTGCACAGCAACACATTGAACTGATCGCTCGCGTGTTTTCTGAAATCGGCATGAAGCGATTATTCAAAGGATTGCTGCGCCTGATTACGCGCCACCAAGACAAGCCACGCGTCATCCGTTTGCGGAACCAATGGGTGCAGGTTGATCCGCGTGGCTGGGATGCCTTGATGGACGTTAGTGTGAACGTTGGTCTAGGCACTGGCGGCATTGATGAGAAAGTGCAATTTTTGCAAGCTATAGCGGGTAAGCAAGAGCAGTTGCTTCAAACGCTTGGCGTTAACAATCCGATTGTGACGGTTGGTCAATACGCCAACACGTTAGCCAAGCTAGTAGAGATGGCGGGATACAAAGACTCGACGCAATTTTTCAATCAATTGCCGATGGACTTTTCACCGCCACCGCAACAACCGCAGCCAGATCCGACACAAGCCTTGGCGCAAGTGCAAATCCAAAGCATTCAAGCTGACATTCAAAAGAAAGCCGCCGAACTTGCATTGGAGCGCGAGAAGATGATCCGCGCAGATGATCGTGAACGTGATCGCATTGCGCAAGATGGCATCCTGAAACGTCAGGAAATGGAGTTAAAGTATCAAGTTAACTTAGCGGCAACGCAAGCAGAGATCGATGCCAGAGTTGCCATGGACCGTGAACGATTACAGATGCAAGCAATCAACCAGGCGCAACAAGCCGTGACAGCGGCGCAACCCATGCAATGACCAACGACGAAAAAATACGCAGAGCGCAGGAAGCCGAACGAATCATTAGTTCCACGCTTTACCAAGAGGCGTGGCAGCAGATTAGAGAATCTCTGTTTGAAGAGTGGACGCACTCCGAAGATGCCAAGCATCGAGAGGCGATCTTTCATGACTTCAAAGCCATGGACCGTCTTCAAACTTACTTTGGAAGCGTGATAACCAGCGGTACGTTGACCCGCATGGCGGCTGATCGCCAGCGGAAACTGACCAAAACTTGATGGAGCGCAATAAATGAGTGACAATTTAGCAACCGTTGAAAGCGAAAGCACAGCGGGGATGACGGTGGCGCAAGCCGCCAAAGCCTTTGAGTCGATGTTTGCCGAACCCGGAGAACAAACAGAAGCCCAGGCGCAAACGGACGAGGCGCAGGCCGAATCCGATGATGTTGGCGATGTAGAGACAGACGCGGAAGAGCAAGGCGAAGGGTCCGAAGACGTTGAAGCATCGAGCGAATCAGACGAAGACGCTCAAGAACCAGAGCAATCCAGCGAGCCACCGAAGTTCACCGTCAAAATTGATGGCAAGGAACAAGAGGTTGAACTCAATGAGTTGATCAACGGTTACCAGCGAACGGCTGATTACACGCGCAAAACGCAAGCATTGGCTGAACAGCGCAAGGCCGCTGAAGCCGAGCTGAACGCGGTGCGCGAAGAGCGGCAGACTTACGCTCAATTGCTTACGGCGTTGCAATCGCAACTCCAACAGCAACAGGAAAACCCGATTGATATGGAGAGTCTATACAGAGACGATCCAATTGAATGGGTGCGGCAAACCGAGTTGCAACGTCAGCGTAATGAGAAATTGGCGGCATCACAGGCCGAACTCCAACGTTTGAACCAGTTGCAGCAGGCCGAAGTGCAACGATCAATGAAAGCCAAGCTTGAGCAAGAAGCACAACTTCTTGTGGAGGCTATCCCAGAATGGAAAAACGCTGACACAGCGAAATCCGAAAAGGCGGCTCTTATTGAATTTGGTTTGAAGGAAGGCTTTAAGGAAGAAGATTTGAAAGGCGTGGCTGATCACCGCGTTGTCAAATTGCTTCGTAAAGCAATGTTGTACGACCGCATTGCGGCAAAACAGGCAACCATTAAGCCTAAGCCGCCAGCAGTGCAGCAAGCCAAGATCATTGCACCAGGGAATCCAAAAGCCGCGAAGGTTTCAACGAGCGAAGTAGTCCGAGCCAAACAGCGCCTTGCAAAAACCGGCAACGTTCGTGACGCTGCCAAACTGTTTGAACATCTTATCTAAAGGAAACCCAAATGACTATCGCATCAAATACCTTCCTTACTTACTCTGCAAAGGGTATTCGTGAGGACTTAAGCAATCAGATTTACAACATCAGTCCTGAAACCACACCGTTCATGAACAACATTGGACGCGGTACAGCTAGCAACACGCTGTTTCAGTGGCAGACAGACACGTTGGCGGACAACACGACCGCAAACGCGCAACTGCAAGGTGATGACATTTCCACGTTTGACGCTGTAACGCCAACCGTTCAACTAACCAACTACACACAGATCAGCCGTAAGACTGTGGTGATCTCCGGTACGGTTGAGGCTGTCAACAAAGCAGGCCGCAAGTCAGAGTTGGCCTACCAGTTGGCAAAGCGTGCGGCTGAACTGAAGCGTGATATGGAAACCATCATGCTGGCTAACCAGGCAGCATCCGCTGGTGATTCGACAACGGCCCAGAAAACCGGATCGTTGCTCGCGTTCATCAAAACCAACACCGACAAGGGTACGAACGGTGCTGATCCTGTTTACACCACGCTGCCTAACGATGATCGCAGCGATGGCGTAACCCGTGCATTCACTGAAACCATTCTCAAGAATGTGCTTCAGAAAGTGTGGGAGCAGGGCGGCGATCCTTCGATTGTGATGGTTGGTGCCAAGAACAAGCAAGTTGTTTCTGGCTTCAACGGTATCGCAACGCGCTATCGTGATGTGCCTGCTGGCAAGCAAGCGCAGATCATTGGCGCGGCTGATGTTTATGTTGGTGACTTTGGACAAGTCAACATTGTTCCTAACCGTTTCCAGCGTGATCGTGACGCGTTTGTGCTGTCACCTGATTACGCCGGTGTGCATTTCCTTCGTCCATTCCAGCAAGTCGAGCTTGCAACAACGGGTGATGCTGAAAAGCGCTTGCTGCTCGCTGAATATGGCCTTGCCATTTACAACGAGAAGGCACACGGTTTGGCGGCTGACCTTTCGACCTAACCAGCAACAAGGAACGGGGGCGGAAACGCTCCCGTTTTTACATGGAATCAAAACTTTTCGAGCATGATCCACTTCTTGGCCTAACGCGCATTTGGCATTACGACGAGGCCACAGACACAGCGGTGATTGAAACAATCCAAGACGCAACACCCATTGTTGAAACCAACAAGGCACAGTTTGCATCCATCGACGAACGCGCTAGGTGGAACGGTGAAGGTCTTGGCGTACAGGTTGCATCCATCCCCATGAACATCTACATGGACTTGGTGAGCAAGGGCATCACGCGCACAGAAAAAGATTTTAAGAAGTGGCTCAATGATCCCGACAACCGATTTTTCAGGACTCGACCAGGAAGGGTGTAATGGATAAGAAACGGATCATCAGTGTATGCGTCCCTGCGAGGGACGAAGTGCATTCAGACTTTGCATTTGATCTTGTGAACGCTGTGGCGTTTCACGTTGCGCACAATCCGCATGACGTGGTGAATGTAAACATTAGCAAGGGAACGCTTCTTGTAAGCCAGCGTTCAGAATTGGTGATGACCGCCATGGAAAACAACGCTGACGTGGTGTTGTTTATTGATAGCGACATGCGTTTCCCGCAAGACACCATCAAGCAATTGCTTGACCGTGACTTGTTAGTGGTTGCCGCCAACTGCCCGCGCAGGCGAATGCCAGTGGGGCCAACGGCCGCGAACTATGATCCAGAGACACAGCGCAAGGTTCCTGTCTACACGGGCGAGCAAGACACGGGCGTTGAGCAGGTTGATGCTGTAGGCACTGGCGTCATGATGATTGACACGAACGTGTTTCGCGCTATTGAGATGCCTTGGTTCGCTACGCCATGGGATGTGGCGGCTAAAGGCTACATGGGCGAAGACATATACTTTTGCAAGTTATTGCGCGACAATCAGATTCCGTTGTATATTGATCATGACCTGTCCAAGCACATTGGACACATTGGAACCTGGGAATACAAGCATCAGCACACCTGGGCAATCCGTCCTCAAGAGGATGCTTATCGAGCATCAATCGGTCTTAAAACCGAACTTCGCAAAAAGGACGCTGCCTGATCATGGCGCTTGGCACTTACGCACAACTTAAAACGTCGATTGCCGATTGGTTGAATCGGTCCGATCTGACTTCCGTCATTGCCGACTTCATCACGTTGGCGGAAGCCGAGTTCAATCGAACCGTGCGCGTGCGCCAAATGATTGTGCGGGCCAACGCCACCCTTGATACCGAATACACGCAACTGCCATCCGATTTTCTGCAAATGGAAAATCTTGTGTTGCTCACAACAACGCCAACCAAGTTGGAGTTTTTGAGCGATGAACAAAGCGATGATTTTTATACGCGTTACTTTTCGGCGGCTGGCACGCCGCGTTACTACACGATTATCGGTGACACGTTCAAAGTTGTGCCATCGCCTGGAACGGATACGACGCAAGTTCAGATGACGTATTACGGCAAGATCGCCGCGTTGTCTGATAGCAATACAACCAACTGGTTGCTGACCAAACACCCTGACCTTTACCTATATGGCGCACTGCTGCAATCAGCGCCTTACTTGCAAGATGACTCGCGCATTCCCGTTTGGAGTGCCATTTATGAACGTGGCATTGAGGCCGTGAAACTTGAGCAAGAACGCGCCAATTACAGCGGAACAACGCCACGCGTTCGCGCCAAACCAATGGGGTAATCCATGGCTAATTCATTCTCCGACTATCTCGAAAACAAAGTGCTCGACCATGTATTTGGCGGATCAGCCTATTCGGCGCCTGCCACCATTTATGTGGGCCTGTTTACCGCTGACCCTGGCGAGTCAGGCTCAAGCAATGAAGTGTCTGGCAACGGCTATCTGCGCCAATCCATGGCGTTTACGGTATCGGGATCAGCCGCAGCCAACACATCAGCCGTTGAGTTTCCAACCGCCACGGGTTCATGGGGAACGGTAACGCATACCGCACTTTATGACGCGTC